GTCAAGTGTCTTGGGTTGGGGTGCTTTGTCCAAGTCAGGTTTAGGCTTTGGTGGTTTAGGTTCTGGTATCTCAGGGGTTTCAATCGTGGCAGTGGGTTGAGATGCCTCCGCTTTCTTGGTTAGCATCATAAAGTAGTTATCATCAAGCGTTTCGTATTTGTCCATGCCAGGGGGCAACTCATAGCCTAACATTTGCGATGCAATAGATGGGAGAATATTACTCGCAACTAACGCAGCATAGGCCCCAGCCCGTTCCTGTTCCTCTTTAGTCCCTTCGTTGGTGATCTCAGGTTGGAACTGGAAGCGCAAGTCCATTGGTTTGAATAGCTGCTCATTCAACACTTCAGCCATCCAATCAGCCCACGGGACAACGGAGTTGTTGAACCAGGTTGCCTTCTCGACTTGTGCAGTTGCATAGTTAGCAGAATTAGCAAGTAACAAAGACATCGGCATCCCAGCAGCAATGGCGATATCCTCAATCGCTTGCTTATGAATTGCGCTGTCTTTGAGGTTGTCAATGCCATCACCAATAACAACAGGCTCCAATCCACTATCCTTATCCATGCCCTGGAATATCTTTCCTAATGAATTTGAAAAGCCTCTCACAACCTTGTCCCATAGCTTCTCAATCTTTTGCGCGTTCTCTTTGGTGGTCATCCCCTTCAGCATCAGCATGGTTGGTTTGATACCACCACGTTCAAAGAATCGCTTGATGTGGGCGTCACTATTATACAGGATACCAGCAGAACTCATTAATGCTTCAAACTCGGTGTGCTTTGTGGGTTTTATCTCGGTTGTGTGATCCATCCGGTGCATATAGAAGATAGGCCCGCCGTCTAGGACTGACTTATACTCTGTCACCTCGTTATTGATTGACCGCTTGAAGGCTTCCAACCCAGCACTAGCAGAAATAACAGGGGTGATGGTGGTGGGCACAATGTACCGCAAATCCTTGATGACCCTGTTCCCTTCCATGAAGCCGTAAGCTGAACAGGTCATAAACAGGGATAATCGCCATAGGCGGAATAGCTCTTTGGGATGGGGCATGAATCCTATCTTATTCTTCCAATCATCAGACTTGTCCCAATCCTCACCGCTTGAATCCAGTATCACGAAGGGGATGGATGCGATGGCTTCTGCAGACATGTTCGCCACGCGATAAACAGCAGCAACCCGTGAATAGTAGTGCTTTGCTTGTTTATCCTTACCTGGCACGTCTGGACCACCCGAGATCCAGTTCCAAGCCTCGTCTGGATATTGCGGTAGGTCAATGCTCTTTATTGATTCCCCGTCCGGTGCGTATAATAATTTATTCGCCATTCATCCTCCTATAATACACCCCACAACATGGAAGTGCCTGCCTTCACCATCAACGCCCTTGCAATAACGGTATCATCGTGCATACCTGAAGGTGCTGAATAGGTTGGCCTTCCTGTGCGGGATATGCTCTGTTCGTACGCCTCCAATTCCCCGGTCCATAATGGATCGGCTTGAAATGCCCATTCCTCTTTCTCTAATGCCAACGCAAGGTTCTCAATCAATGGCGGCTTGCTGGTTCCAGTGGTCATAAATCCCTGGACTGGGAATCCTGCCCGCCCCAACTCTTCAAAGTTGGGTTCGCCTATCGAGTTCAATTCCACAAGGACATTTGATACATTCCACTTACGCACCAACACACCAAGCCTTTCCCGTTGGAAGTGGTAATCAATCTTATTGAACCTGTCCCTTGCTAATTCCACTTTACAATCAGCGCAACCGATACTGATAGCGGTATAATCCGCTTGCTTTGCCCAGTCCACGCCGGCCACAATTCGATGCCCTTCGTGGAGCTTTGGGTCGGGGTCAGCATCGGCAGTCATACACGCCGTGATGTTTCGGAATACAGCACCTTCACCCTCCAGAAATTCTGCAAGGTACTCCTGCCGAAATGTCAAGTCGGGTAGCGTCAACCTTGCATCCTCAATTTCCTGTTTATCAATGTAAGGATTAGCGGAAGTAGGATAACTAAAAGATGCCCATTCAACATTGTCACGCAATCCCCTTTGATACAACCGCCAAAACCAATTCCTACCTTTGGGCGTACTGATGAATACCGCAGATCCTAAGCGGTCAGATAACGCAGGTCGCAACGCTTCATTCCACGCCATCTCAGACACAAACGCACATTCGTCTAATACAATAAAGTCTAATCCTTCACCTCGCAAGCTGTCAGGATTATCAGCAGATCGGACAACCACTTCACCACCACCTGGGAGAATGACCTGTCTGTCTACCTTGCGAATCTCAGCACCAATCTTTGCTCCCATCTTTCGCAATGGACGCCAACCAACCTCACTCATTTTATAGTTAGGTGCAACCCACCAAGCACGTCCACCGTTGGCGGCAACCTGTAAACACTCGTGAACGCCTAACCTGGTCTTGCCCCATCGCCGTCCTGCTGCTAACACCTTGAACCTTGCCGGGTGATTATGCACCACGACTTGTCCAGGGTGCGGGTGAACGTCAATCCTTACTGTTGTCGTCGCTAGCATCCTCATCCCAACTTACAACAACCACTTTTCCGCTTACCTCAGTCTTTTGGCTTACGTTCTGTGTAGCCTTGCCCATTCTCCGATCCATGATTTCTATTTGTGCTTTTAGTTTGATATTCTCATTCCTGGAATCTAATAATGCAGTCAATCCTTCAGCAGCCTTTACAAGACTGTCATCAAGTTTGATCTGTGCTTTCAATACATTGTCAGTTTTGAAGTCTAAGGCACGCTGGTTGAGGTCATCCTTGTCCCTGTTTCGTAACCAGCCATTAGATGTATTAATCATACGCAAGGCTTTAGCATCGCTCTTGGCGTTTGCTCTAGCCTGAACGTAATCTATTTCTCTGCTATCTAAACCGTCAAATATATTGCTTAACTTAGTCATAATTATGCTTTAAAGTGTACTTTATGTGCTTTTAGGTGTAATGAGTTCATATGTTTATCTCAATAACCCCTTGTTTCATAAGGCGCCGAATAACATCTTCATTACCATATTCAGAGTCATCGTATCTCCACCAGTGTTCATCGTGTCGCACAAAGTGAATACCAATATGATCGTCTGTCCCCATATTTCGTTTATAAACAAAGGGGGGAAATGCTATGGCAGTCATCGCTTTATCGGAGTCGGGATTAATCGCGCTCTCCGACACATATAAAACACCAGCCTCTATTTTCCATTGACATTCACCCATCCCGTTCCATCCCTTCCCAATCACTATAATCGTAAATAATCACCTTGACCAATCTATTGCCCGCCTGCACCCTTGCTAGAATGGAGAGGTACTGGTTAGCATCCTCCCCTGCTCCAATCTCAAAGCGTGGACTGCCGTCGGCCATGGTCTTGACCCGTACTATCTCAGCATCGAATATCGCTATGGGATCAGGGGTCATTCCTTAAATACCTTTTGATCGTATACCTCGGGAGAACCAAGAACCATATGCCCAATATTGCCAAGATGTTCATACATTTCAGGTAATGGCTCATAATGCAATCGCAACTTCTCCATTTCAGCAGCCAGGGTATCCAGTGGCATCATAAGAAATTGCTTACGTGACAACTTAGGGAACAGCTCACGCCTTACGGTTTCCAGGGTTATCTGTGCCATATTTCCTTTGTCTTGAATAACATCCGTCTCCAAGTCCACAACACGGGAGCGCAATCTCGCCAGGGAATCCAATAGAACACACCACTATAAATCATCATAATAACACCTTCAGGGCGGAAGCGATGAAAGGAGAAAAGGTCGCCGCCGCCCATGTGAAAGGAGAAGAAAATGAATTAATAATATTCCTCAAGTTTGTCGTCTGTTTGTTCCTTCCACATTTCCAAATCCTCAAGCCTGGACTCATGCGGGGCGGTCACCTCTTCCAAAACACTGGTCCGATCTTCTATCCCAGCAATCTCCACGCGCAACTCTGCAATATCAGACAAAACCCCTGCCATTATTTTATCCTCAATAATTGGTGGATCACTATTTGGCATTACCATTAGATTTCTTTTCTAGTTCGCTAATTCGCAACTTTAACTCATGGATTTTCTGACCCGCCGATCTGTTAGTCTTGAGTTGCTGTTCCCGTTCCTTTTCTAGCCTATCATTAGCGGCTTGTAATAATTCAATTTCATCAGTTAGCAGCTTTATCTTTATATTCTGCTTTTCGATAATAATATCACGGGCTTTGAGTGTCTCTTCTTGGCGCCGTTCTAATTCAGCAAGACGGGTGTTAACCTTGTCTACCCGCTCCTGCATGACCGCTACCAATTCTTTGGCAGCCTTCACCATTGACTCGCGGGTGTCATCCTCTTTCTCCTGGTGAATAGCAGCTACTTCAGCTAACAACTTCTTTCGGTTGAAAAGTCCACCGGCAATAACGCCTAAACCAGAGGTAATAATTGCTACGACGATCGTTACCCATACTTCCATTATGTTACCCCTTGCTACGATGAATCAAAACAGCCCTGACATTTAATCAGGGCTATTAGTCATTATTCTACCTTGAAGCTTCCAGATCGTTTGAGAGCGGCGTCTTCAAGGGCAATAGTCGAAATCAGCACCAATACTAAGGCCTCAATAGCGATCCAAATGTCCTGCGGGATCTGCAAATAATGAGATACCACCGCCGTGATAACACCGAACACGGCCAACCAAAACTTTCTTGACCTAACCAATGACATCAATACCATACGATACTCCTTATTATAGTTCTTTATCTATTTTAGCACACTAGTTCTACCTTGTCAAATGGTTTAGTATTATATAGCACCTCCTTTATCTAGTTCCCTACCACAGAACGGGCAGTAATGTATTTCTACGTCCTCTGGATTATCACCCAAAATGCACAACCAATAACTGCCATCGTCCAGAGAGTAAATAAAACCACTCAGCATTGCCAATACTAACTCACGGCACCTTTCCGCCATCTTGCCTCCTTTACTCAAATATACTCGTGACCCATATAACCAACTGCCTGAACCATATAATAATTACTGGCTTTGGCGCGGGTATAGGTGTTGGTAGTGTTTCATCAATAGGGGGAACAAGGATTGAAGAAGGTGTGGTGGGGTCTATTGGAGAATCATCAACAAAGTTTGGCGTGGGTGTAATCGTTATAAATGGCAAAATGTTCTCCGGCGTTGAAGTTGGCTCCGGTGTTTCAATAACGATTGGGGGCGGTGCTGGTTGATCTTTTGGTTCGGGTGTCTCGATTGGGTAACCACTCTCAGGACCAACGGGATACCCACTTCTAGGGTCACTCTGTGCGATCACTGGCTGCCAAAACAAAGCGGCAATAACGATGACTGCAAATACGACTAACATTCTCTTTTTCATAATACTGATCCTTTTCTAAGTGATAATTTTACAAACGGTGTCCACCTATAACGATTATAGTAAACACGTTTCATTGTAAACAACCGACCCGACTGACGTTCCCATTTTCCAAAACTTATCCAAAACATTACAATACTCCTATCACTAATAATATTGACACGACCAGGGCAGTCGCTAACAGCCCAAGAATTAGTCCGACACAGATTATTACCCCCCATCCGAGTAAATCATTTTCATTCATTCAGCTTATCTTCCCAATCATAATCCTGGGCGTCTAACTCAGGCTCATTCTTGGCCATTTCAAGCCCATCAGCATTTTCGAAGCCTCGTGGTTCCTCAATGCTTACGGGGCGGTCATCTTCATAGTTCACCTTCTTCACGGCGTGATAAGTGTCATAGCCGTTCTTGGTGTGGAATTTCACTAACTGATATTTGTGATATATTTTCATTGTGTTCCTAAAATCCTTCTCTTTGCTGTATCCCTGGAAACACCAAACATTTCACCTATTTCATAGTAATAATATCCTTGCACCCTAAGTGTCTTCATTCTTTCTATTTCCTGCTTTGATAAATTTATCCAGTTATGATTTTTCTCACCCATACGCGCCTCACTCATTTTCCTTTTTGTTTCTGCAGAACACTTATGACCCGTTTTTCCCTCGCTAATTTTTTGCTTTGTTTCCGCTGAGCGGTGTCTTCCCGTGCCTGCTTCACTTATTTTCCTTTTTGTTTCTGCAGAACACTTATGACCCGTTAGGCCCTCGCTAATTTTTTGCTTTGTTTCCGCTGAGAGATGCTTACCGCGTATCCAACTATTTTCTCTCATTTTCTGTTTCGTTTCCTCTGAATGGTATTTGCCATACATTGGATGAAATTCTCCCACCACTCCCAATCTTGACGCAACAGCATCTTTGGCTATATTATAATCAGCACATGGAATCAGCAAATTCTCTAAGCGAAGAGCCTCCTTAGGTTCTGTAATCACTAACACCCTGAACTCAAAAGCACCTTTCCTATATTTATTGTAGGCTCTCTGTAAGTGAATATTAAAATGCTTATTCATCCGAAGCGCAGATTTATGTTCCCCCCATCGCTTTTTCAAATTCACACTACTGCCAACATAGCGTTTACTGTTTATTGTATTTACTATTTCGTATACTCCGCCGTAGTTCATTCCTTATCCTTTCCCTTTAGCCCCTGATACTAGACCAGGGGCTTTCCAAAAGGAGAATAGTATATCCCGATTGGGAATACTTAGGTTATACTGCCATCATTCCGTGCCTGCAATATCACCTTGATGGCTTGCAACTTATCCTCATATTCCTTGCGCTTCTCGGGGGTCAAGTCGGGTTTCCTTAATCCTGTGTTTATGCCGCCGCTTCTGTGAGATAACTCAGTGCTGGTAAGGTCATCATAACGCACACCACCTGCATTAGTCATCGCACACGCCCGGTCAACGGTCATAATATCATCTTCGTCCTCAATGGTTTTGGTAACATGGTCGGGATCTGCCTTCTTGATTGCTTTTTCAACAGGGTCCTTATCGGCATCCTGGGGGTACAATTCATCGATGATCTTTTCGTTGGCGGTGGGAGGGGCGACAGGGGTAACGTCAATGATATGTCCGTCCTCGTCTGTGTCAGCGCCAAGTTCCTCAGGGGTGTAAATAGGGGCGCCGGAAGAAACGCCTGCTGCAAATCGCTTTTGTCCCCGTGTTATATTCCTTGCGAATAACATTTCTGAAGGCCAATTCTGCCAGTTGAATTTGTCTGTCAATGGCATAAAGGCTTTTTTCTTACCGCTCCATTGTTTGATCTTGCGGGCTTCTGCCATAGTGAATGAGCTTTCACCAACCTTTTTCCCGTTCTGAAACCACTCAATAACGCAGGCTTCATTATCCGCTTGCAATACATGGTATGCGTAATCAGGGTGATTATCAACCAGGGTAGCGATAAGGTTCGCGCTGAAGGCTGGCTTGCCTTCGATGATATTTATTCCAGCCATACTAGCGAAAGGTTGGATTCCTATTTCAGCACCGGCCATAACTTTCACCATCGCTTGCGCTTCACTCTTGGCATCTTTGAAATAGCCACTTTTATAAAGTGCTGATGCTGCCTTCTGCAATCCGTCAAAATTCTCGTATACTGATAATGCGTTTGTCATGCTGTTTTCTCCTTTTCTAATATTGGATTGGTTCATCACCCCTGATGACAATGTTCCCGTCCCCATCAAGCGTGGACTTGCAATGGGGGCAATATAATAATACCCCATCTCCTTCGTCTGATGAAAGGTAGGCCTTCTCATGTGTGCAGAAGTCTGGATCTACAGTCAGCTTATCACCGTCAAACGCTAATACTACTTTCTTGGTCATCGTTTCCACCTTTCGTCAATCATGTTGTTATATGCGATCATGGCTTGGGCAACAACTCCAGCAGCGGCGGGGCTTGTGCTTTTGGCATCCCATCTTTTTCTTAGAACATCATCCCCAGCATCAATGACAAGCCTAATTTTCCTATCACTATACTTTGTCGCCTTTTGTGCCTTACATGCTTCGGCTTGACGTTTGCGATTTTCCTTTGCCCGGGCAATCTCCTCATTTTGTTCTTTGATGACTTTATTCCGATGAGCTTCCTGCTCATCGGCTTCCTTTGCCCGATATGCTGCTTCTCGTGCTTCTCGTATTTCCTTTGCATCCATTTCATTCTCCTTGCCGGTTACAATGCCACCGGCGGGGCTGGGGGGGGTATGCTACCACTTATAGATTGTCATTCCAGATGAGTCAATCCCGGTTGCTGAAATAAGACCACCAGAATGTGCCTGGTCTAAAATGCTTGAGGCTTCGTGCCAGTTGCATGAGCAATCAAAGCGATTATTGTATTTGACCGTCAACTGTCTTGAGGTCAAAGTGCTGGGGTGCTTATCTGATTGGTGCCTTAAGATTGAGAGTGCTTTTATTACGTTCATCTGTGTTCTCCTTTTGTCTCTTGATTTCTAACTATATTATACAAGATTTCCTGCGTCCCTACCTTAGATTATATAGGGTGTTTTCTTCACTACACTAATAGTAGCATACTATACTTGACTTGTCAAGTGTTTGGTGGTAAGATGTATACATGAATACAGAAACCGTAAACCGAGACGATGAAATTAGAAATCTACGCTACAATAAACTGATGACGCTTCAGGAAATAGCAGATATCTATAACCTATCCCGTGAAAGGGTTAGGCAAATTGCGCCCAGGGATGGTGTAAAGATTTGGTCTGAGCGCATTTCAAGAGATGATAGAATGACAGAAGAGGAGAGCCTATGATCTATGGTGGTGTTTATGAGATAGTCAACAAGATCAACGGTAAAAAATATGTTGGCAGTAGTGTAAACATTCAACGCCGTTGGGGTGTACATAAATCTTATTTACGCAAAGGTCATCACCCTAATCGGCACTTACAAAGTGCATGGAATAAATACGGTAAAGGTGCTTTTAAGTTCAAAGTCCTTGTGTATACAGAGCCGCAAGAATATATGCGTTTAGAAAACCTATTACTTGCTACTCCTAATTATGAATACAACATTGCGAGAGATGGTGTTGGATCTATGTTGGGGAGAAAGCATACCGAAAAGACAAAACGGAAAATGAGCGAGGCACAAAGTGGTGAGAATCATCATCAATATGGTAAGCACATTCCAGAGGAAACAAAAAGAAAAATGAGCGAAGCTCACATGGGTCACCCGGGTTATTGGAAAGACAGGCACCGATCCGCGGAAACTAGACGCAAAATATCAGAGGGGCTAGGAGTATTTTTATTAGATTATGACATAATGAAAATGAAGGCGCTAAAAGAAGCCGGACATTCATATAGCAAAATAGCTAAGATATTCGGCACTTCTTATAGCACAACTCGAAGTAGGATTTTAGGAATAACCAAGATTGAAAGGAGTCCAAAATGACCTACACACCTGAATGGAACAGCTTCCGCACAAAGCCACTCAATGGATCTGAAATCGAGTACCTGTTCAACTGGGATGATACCAGGGTGACCACGTTTGAGGATGGCAAGCTGCGGGACGGCACCGACTGGGATATTGACGTTATCCGCTGGAGGTATACAACTAATGAGTAACGCTATTTGGAAGTATGAAATAAAACCGTTACATGGTTTTCAAGAGTTTAAGATTCCTATGGGGGCCGTGATATTAGATATAAAAATGCAGAATGGTGTACCTTGCTTTTGGGCTATTGTTTGGGAGAAGATGGAGAAAAGAACTTTATTCATAGTGCAATATTATACAGGCGCAGACCATGTTGAACTGGATAACACGGATTATCTTGGTACATACATGGCAAATGAATTGGTCTATCATGTGTTTATGATAAAGAGTCCTTACTTCAAAAGGAGTGCCTAATGGCAAATGATAGACTATACATTCGCTGCCTGAAGTGTGGTGAAGCGTTCATGCTTGCGAAATACTGGGGCTATGATTATTCCACCTGGGGCGATGCCTACGAGGAAAGGCTAGTCACGTTCCTGCGGGATCACACCCTCACTTGCGGTATGGAATACTTGAGCC